TTACCCTTAATATTTGCATTACCTTGTAATTCTAAATTTGATGCTGAAATGTTACCACTTGCGGAAATATTGTTTGAAACCGTTACACTACCTGTTACATTTATTGAACCATTTAATTGGTCGATTGTAAGTTTAGTAACACTTCTTCCTTCTAAGTTACCAGTCAAATCCATATTAGTGTTTCCACCTGCTCCGGCGTTACCTAATACATAAAGAGCTTGGTCATTGGTAGAATAGAAAGGAGTACCATCCAATACTGAACCATAAGTTGCGGTTGCGATTGTTGGTGCGTTTGTACCTGTGTATATTTTGGATACGGCTACATGTGCTCCAGCTACACCTTCATCGGTTATGCTTGGTGAACCAATTAATACGAAAGGACCTGATAAGTCACTTATTGAACCGGATGCTACAATCAGTTCGGCGTTTCTAGCGGTGGTGGTTTTAACACTACCGATACTACCCCTACGATGTTTTATAATTTGAGCCATTTGCTTTACTTTATTGTTATGGTTATTCTAATCTATAAATATGATTTTTTAATATAAAAATGATAATTTGATTTAATTTAAAAAAATCCTCCTAAATCTATTACACCTATGTTTTGTATTGAACTATCCGTAACAGGAGATGTAGTACCAACCGTACCAACTCTTTGAATATAAATTGAAGCAGACACCGCTGTTCTATTGATATTATCTAAACTTGCGGATACTCTATTATCAACCACAGCCATAGCTCCACTCACAATCATCGAATATTCATCATCAGTTCTTGCTCTAAAAGTGGAAACACCATCTACTGTCAAATTACCTCTCAAATCAATTGCTCCTGTAATTGGAACATCGAAATTGGTAAAATCTATTTGTTTGGGTTGAATTAACTCTGCCATTTATTTACTTTGTATCTTAATTATATATAAATATCTATTGTTCAAATTTACCCTTAACATAAATACTCACTTTATCCTTATTAGTAGAATCGATTCCAATGAATTCATTTATTATTAAATGGGTGCCTGTATCAGATTGTTCTATTGAAAGATATGATGGAGTTCTTACACCATTTACATATACATTAAAATTTGAACTTGTTATAGTAGTTGCTCCTTGTACATAGACATTATTAAAAACTAATCTTATTCTAGTATCATCTAAAATTTCAATATAATCAGGTTGTCTGAATACCCAATTTGCCGTAATATCCAATATATCATCTCTAAATCCTAATACCAAATCCTTTTCACTTCTTTTAACTTTACTTTGGTTTGGATTTGTACGATTTTTAGTATTAAATGTTTGCTTAGTTCTACTATCAAATGAAGATTCGTAATCATAGTTTTGAACTGATGTAAAGCTGCCAGAATATGTTTGTCCTTGTATTTGTGCATCATTTACTAATTTTTCAATAAGAGATGCACCTGTTATATTATTTATATCAGTCTTAGGAACTACCCTATTTAGTTTTCTCGTATTTGAATTAAATGCTTTCATTATCCTCTGAATTCCACATCTGCTGAAATATGTACTCTATCTCTAATATTCAACACATATGGAAAATTTGATTTTTTAAATTTTATATTTATACCATTCCCCAATTCTTCAATATCATAATCAATAGGACTTATAACAATTGTATTAATATAAACTAATATTCTATTTTCATCTTTTAATCTAACAATATCTCTTATGTATTGTTTAAAGAACCAATTAGTAGCTACAAATACATAGTAAGTATTATTTACTTCTTTAAAATCACAAAGAGCTTGATTATCCGTATTATAAATGTTTATTATATCTAAAAATGAATTTTTCATTATAAATCTATAAATTTACCAATTATAGCAACTTCAAATGCAGTAGTTTCTACATTATACCCAATTGTTCCAGGATTAAATGTAATTGTTAAATTTGAACCGGATATCGCTTTTGTAAATGCATTCGCTTCTTCATATAATCTAACACCATTCACAAAAACTTTTAAATTATCATTATTTCCAACCGTAGATGTTAATATACTTGGTACAGGTATAAATCTAATATTCGAAGTTGTAAATATATTTTGTGAAACAGGAGTTAATATTTTTGAATTATTTAAACTCAACCAATCAATGATATCTTTGTTATCGTAATATGGAGATGGGGTTGTTAATAATCCTTCTAATCTACCATTTCCAGTAACATCTACTTCCGTAGAGAATACAGTCTTTTTAGTTGAATATGATTTTTTAGTTGTGTTTTCTCCATCAAATTTTTCCGGCAATAAATATGCTTTAACATTCAATGTGAATTCAACTCTATTAATTCTTTCAGTTCCTGACCCAACTTCATTTACAACATTGTAATCTGAAATTGATACCCTAAATTTATATTTCTTTTTATCTCCCCAATAATCAGTAGTGAATGTAAGCGCTTCAATTATACTATTAAGATGTTCTGTGAATGATGTCCAAGCCATACAATCGTAGTTTATTTCTACATATTCTGGCATAGTTATATTATACAATTCATACGATGGTTTAGTATTACCCAATAAAGTAAATCTATCGTATCTATTACTTTTATTCCACTTTGTTACAGTCTGATATGAAACATGGTTATTTAACATTGGCATAGATTCATCCTTTGATATAGATGTTCTTCTTAACATCAATAAAGGTAATTGAATCTTACCTTTTATATCTCTAAATATTCCATCTCTTCTTGCTCCCTTCCATCTTTCTGAATTACCATATATAACAGGTATTTTTATAACATTACCATCACCTTCAGTTAATGTTGGCAAAGCAACATCCTCTAAATAAGACATCATAGCATAATCTACATCAAATAATGATACAGAATGTTTTACATCTGATTTTTCAGATTTAATTTGATTACCCCTATTTAGTTCAGGTCTTATTGGGTTTTTAGCCATAGTTTAATTATTTTACTCTTTCTTCTATGTTTAAATCTGATTTTCTAGTCATAAATGTACTACAAACTATACTATAATTATTTGATGGTTGGCCGCCTATAAATTGAACTTCATTTGTATTATCAATTTCATAATAAGATTGGTCAAAGAAAATAACATCACCTATTTCAGGATATATTTCTTTTTCTTCACACATTAACTTATCTAATTTAAAAGTTATATTTTGATTATTATCAGGACCAAATCCTTCGTATGAAACATCTTCTCCCTCCTTATCAATTAAACAATACATTTCAACACCCGGATACCAAGTTTTATTTAGGGATTCTCCATAAATGTTAACTTTACTTTCGTAAGTATTTACTTTAAACAATACAATAGCGGTTTGGATGACTGTATCAACCAATTCTCTACTTATACTTCTAAAAAAATCGATATCTCTACCTAATATAAATTTTGGCATATTATCCTATGTATAATTTTAAAGGAACTTTTCTTAACATTTCTTGGTGGTGGTTAGATTCCTGTGTTTTATTTTCCATCACATTTTTTCTACTCATCTCCTCTAAATTTTCTCTTAACTGAGTCATCAACATATCTTTCTCTACTTGCGCTTCTGCTCTCAATGCTGCCCCATCTAAGGTTACTTCTCCATCTGGTATAGGTACTGAACTATATTTTTCTCTAATCGCTCCTAAGAGTTCTTTTGACAATGCTAATGTATATTTTCTAATCCATTGTTTACCAACATCATTTATAAATGAATATTGAATGAAATCATATGGAATATCTGAATAATCTGAAAGTGAATCTGATTGGATTGTTTGAGAATCGTGTTCAAATTCATCTCTACTCATATATTCAAAATACATTTTAGTAGGAGTTGCACTTGTTGGTATAGGAAAAATTTGTAACTTATTATCTACTATATTAAATGAATGTTGTGATTTACGAATTGTATCATTAAATTCAATAGCTTGTATTCTTAATAAATCTTCATATAACGGCATCAATAAAAATTGAGCTGCGGGAGAATATTGGCCAAAACCAAGCTCATCCATTAAATTCAATGTACCTTGTGCTCCTACTGAATATGGGTCAAAGAATCTATTGATAGCGGGAGTAGCTTCAAAAAATACTCTTGTTACATCTACCGTAGAACCACTTGTATATAATGTTGCAAATGATGATGATGTAGCGGTATCAACTGCTTGTGTCATTAAATCATAATTCTGAACCGATGAAGTCATATTAACATATGCCTTTTTAATAGAAGTTTGTCCACCCACTCCTACTAATGTTCCATATTGTTGTGACATACGAACCGCAGTTGGTAAGAATGAACCATCTACAAGGGTTTGAGAAAAGCTTGTAACTCTTCCTTTAGGTTGCCCTCTAAGAATATCTAAGTTATTTCTAAGATTGAATTGATTTACTTGTGCCGAATATTCGGAAACGGATTCTTCAAAGCAAGCCCATATTTGAGAATTATCTAATTCAATATTAACGATAGGATACCCTAATCGTTTTGCTACCCAAACTGCTGTTTTTGGAGCGTCAGATTTAAAATCGGTATCGGAATCATACAATCCAAATGGAGTTGCTTCCGCTGATGCTGATGCTGATAAGAATGCGGATGCCGTTGAACCCGACCAATATGTGTTTACAGACATAGTGAAAATTTATAGTTTTACTACTATAAATATAGAAATAAAAAAAGAGGAGATATTTCTATCCCCTCTTTTAATTTTATTACTCTAATCCGTTAAGATTACAAAGTGTTTAAACCTTCAACTACGATTTTACCGTAGAATTCTGGTCTTACAATTTTCTTAGCGTAACGAGTCATAACTCCTCTTCTTGGAGTGAAGTTAACCGGGTCGTACACTAAAGGAGTCATAATCAATGGTACATAAGGTGCGTAAACTGCTCCAGTCTCGAA